GTACAAAAACATTACGGTCGATAATGACACGTATGCTGTAGTTACAAAGTTACAAACTAAAATGACACCTGATGTCAAATTAAGTCGTAGCCAAGTAATAAAAACTTTAGTAAAAGAGAAAGCGCGAAAGTTAAATGGCAAACTTAAAGACTGAAGCAGGTAGACCTAAAATATTTTCATCTGATGTAGATAAAGATGCTACACCTGAAGAAAAACTATGGAAAGCCGTCCTGTATCAAGGAGTGTTTGAAGCATTATCGTTTAGACATAATGCCATACCACTAACTGACCAGGAAAAGAAAACAACGAGAACTTGGATTAATCTCAATAACACGGACTTTAAAGAAGTTTGTGAAAATGCAGGATACGATCCAATTTTTATAATTAATAAAATAAAGAAAGTACTAAATGGCAATAAATTAAAGGGTTCAATAGAAATAAATCCAGTTGTTGCAAATAGTATATTAGAAAGGAAAGAAGATGTCAGGTAAAATGATATGCCCTAGATGTAATGGGAATGGTTATAGACGTATTTGGAAAGATACATCTGAAACTGAAAAGGTAACGATTGATTGCGCACATTGTAGTAATCAAGGGGAAGTAGAAATAACAGAGCAAGAAATAAATGATTTGTTGCGTAATACAAATTGGAGAACTCAATGAAAATAACTGAGCAGATAACGCTGCCTATGTCCTTTGAAGAAGAATATAAAAATGCTGGCGTTGAGCCTGGCGAGGACCTAGAGGCGAGAATCGAGCGGCTGGAATTTAGGAATAAGAAACTACATCAATACGTTGATAAAATAATTGATGAAAATCTTAGACTTAGAAAAAACAATGAGGACCTTGTTAAACAAGTAACAGAACAATTTAGAAATAAAGGAGTAATATGAATAAAGCAGATGGCTGGTTAGAATATTCTAATTACGAGAGACATTGGATAGAAAATACGGAACGAGGACACAAGATAACTTTGTTATCAAAAGACGGATCTAAGTTTGAAATCAATTGTGTTTGGCCCGATAAAAAACAAGATCACATGGGAAGGGAAACAATCATAAAATGAAATGGAATAAACTATACGAATACCCTAAATCTATTAGGGAAGTTATAAACGATAAAAGGCATTATGCAGTAAATAACGAAAAGTTACCATCTGTTACAACAATACTATCTGCCACAGAATCTGAGGAAAAGAAGCAATCCATAGCTAAATGGAAGGAAAGAGTAGGTGTTTTTGAAGCTGAACGTATTAAGAATAGGGCAGCTACACGTGGAACCTCTATGCATAGCTATTTGGAGTATTATATCAACGGAGAAGGCCTTCTAGATCTCACAGAGAGCGGCGTAGAAGCGCAAAAGATGGCTGAGACTATCAGGGACAAGGGGTTTAGTGAATTAGAGGAAATTTGGGGTTCTGAATGCGTATTATATTACCCTGAACTCTATGCTGGTCAGACTGACCTTTGTGGTATTTATCAAGGGCGCGAAAGTATAATAGACTTTAAGCAAAGTAACAAGCCAAAAAGAGAAGAGTATATAGGTGATTATTATCTTCAATTAGTTGCCTATGCTATGGCCCATGACGCAGTATATAATACTAAGATTGAGCAGGGTGTCATATTGATGTGCACGCCTGACTTGTATTTTCAAAAGTTTGTCCTAAACGGGGCAAGATTTAGGCAAGTTAAATGGGAATGGTTAAGGAGATTGGATGAATACTATAGAACAACTAATACGCGAGTGTGATAACCTGGCCGCGCGATACTATAATCTAGCGGCGAGCGACAGGGGGCGAGCAGCGAGGGACTGGGAACTAAATGTAAAAAAGGTAGCTAAAATCATTCAAGCTAGGTCAAATAAACCCATAATGGATAAAAAATAGAGAAATGAAAAACCATATTTGTATATTTGTAATAGGTTGTAATGCTATTTGTAACATCGTAAACCATTGTATTATAAGAGAATTTTAATGATTTATTACAAAATTACAAATATTTTTACCAAATTCGGTTATTATATATAGATATAATATAATATACTCTATAAGGGGAAATGTAATGAGAAAACAAAAGAAATCTAAATACAAACACATAGTGATAAACAAGAAAAAATATTACTTTTATAAGATTACTTGGGTTGACATTACAGGGGATGCTGGACATGCAACAGCAGAAGAGTTTGATAAGTTTGATGCAAGCACAATGACCACAATGGGTTATGTTTACTCAAAAGATAGAAAGTTTTTAAAGACGTTTGCTAGTTATGATAACAGGGATGAAGTATTTAGTGATAGAAATATCTATCCTATTGGATGTATAATAAAAATGGAAAAGGTTAACATATGAAATGTTTTTACTGTGATAATGAAGTAAGATGGAATAATGATTTTGATACCGAAGAGATACCTGAAGAAACTTATCACGCATCAGAATATAGTATCGTAAGTATGTATCAATGTGACAAGTGCGATACTTGGTATGAAGTGTTTCATAGCAAAAAGGAAACAAATGGCGACTAGAGAAAAAACAAATAAACAAAAAGTTTTAGATTACGTTCAAGAAAAATTTGAAAGCGCAAAAGAAATGAAATTATTTCAAATGCTACGTAAGGAAGTTGAGATTGGTAAAAATGGTACTCAACGATATGTGATTAAGAAAGGACCTAATAAAGGTAAAATCGTTGGTTAGTTTTGGTGCAGTTATTTTTTTATTTGTTCTTGGGTATTTGATTTTTTTTCTTGCTCTATAACTTCTGTAAAATCTGCTTCAATTAAACCTTTGTTATCATCTAAGATTCTTTTCATTTTATTCATTAACTGATCTGCTGACATATCTTCCACTTTGTTGTGATGTATAATTTTTTGTTCAATATATAATCCTGCTGCTTTACCTCTAGCTACTTCTGCATTTGTTGCAGCTGACCATGCACCCTTCGCTCTGGCTTCATCTCTGATTCTAGCTAACTCAGTTATATGTCTGCCGTAAGTTACATCATATTTCTTTTGGTACTCATCTCTCAGTTCACCAATGTATTTTACAACTAATGGATATTTGTTTGGATTAGTTAATTCTGCAGCTGTAGTACCAGCACGGTCTTTTTCATAACCTGCTTCAATAGCACATTCTGTTTTAGTTTTTCTGCCTTCGTTTGTCACAAGTAATTGTGCAAACTTCATCTGCATTTCTGTTAATCGCTTTGGTAATCCCATCTATTGACTATTAACGTATATTTGCGTAAATTGCAATATTCTATAGAAATGGGCCAGGACGGGAGACTGCACTGGCCCAGTAAATAAATATGATTAGTGGAAAGTTATTTAGACAGGTATTAGACAAATTTTTAAAATCTCCTGTGGTTCAGAACGCAAGAGTTCAAGTTGTGTTTCCTGATGGACAGTTTTATGACATCAAAGGTATTCAGTTAATGGAAAATAAACTCATTGGAGTTAGAGAATCTCATAGATTAGTCATCACCATAGAACCAGAAAAATGGCGTATGGGTAAGGTAATCAAAAAGCTGTAACCACGTTGAAACCTGAGAGAAAATTTTGGCTAGAATTGAAAGAAAAAACTCCAAATATAATTTGGAATAGAATAGAAAATTTGGCAGTTCCAGGCGTTCCAGACCTATTGGGATATAATAAAAATTATCATTTTTTTACTGTTGAGTTGAAGGTTACAAAAAGTAGAAAAGTACGGTTTTCACCACACCAAATTGCCTTCCATATGAGGCATCCTAAGAATACATTTATCTTAGTTAAGTCCCTCGCTTCTAGTCTCTCGAATCTTTATGAGGGCAGTCAGATCGAGGAGCTTGCTGCTCGAGGCTTGCGGCTTGATGCTTGCTGCTCGGGGCTTGAAGCTTGCTGCTCGCTACTTGAAGAGCTTGGGGCTTGAGGCTTGTTGCTTGCGGCTTGCTGCTCGAAGCTTTTATAATTAACAAACACCTCCGTTGATAAGGCTGTAAGATCCACTGTGCAGCCAGGGGCCAGAGCGCTGCGCTTAGTGCTGGCCATATGCTACGTTCCTAACGTTTGGGTCCCAACAGGCTCTGCAGTCTTTACAGGCGTTGTCCTGGTCTGGAGCTGGGCACGTCCTGCCGCTTGTCACCACGGTGGATGTATGAGGCCAGGCGTTTGATGCAGGCTGGTCCACCATTGGCATGCTGAATCT